TGTCCGTATAGCACGGACACAATATTGAATATCTGTCTTTGCTACACGGACATGAGAAAATTGAAATAAATCTAAATAATACTTGCAATAAATCTAAATAACTGTTATAATGAATATATCAAATGAAAGAGAGGGTAAATAGATATGAAGCAAGGGAATTGGTCATTTGAACAACTTGAAAAACACTACTACTTAATTGACACAATCACATATAAAGGGAAAAAATATGCAATATATGAATCAAAACTCTATGGTGATGATTATCAACACATATTTGTATGTATTACAGATAATTGGTATACATACACATTTGAATTTGCATGGTATACATTAACACACTTGCATGATGAATACCAATTATATAAATTTAAAGAGGAGGACTAACAATGCGAAAAGGAGCATGGAATTTCGAACTATTATCAAAGCATACAAAAATGATTGATACATGTGAGTATCAGGGGAAAAGGTATGCATTATATTTAGATTATTCAAATATTTTGATATTAGTTTGCGTAACTGATATGTGGTATATATACGTAGATGATTATATGCTAGAACATACAGAAATTGTTGATGATTTATTATTTACGTTAGGGGGTATTATGCGTCAGAATGTAAAAAGTTCATTGACTGTTTTGGATGCATACCAAAATTCCAGTGGGCAATGGTAACCAGTTTTGATGATTTAATAGAATATGTAAATAAATGGAGGGAATATAACAATGGCAAGACCGATGAACACTAAAAAATCATGGTATAGAGTATTTATAAAACCGTTGAACACACAAAACATTTTGAAAAAAGATTGTGAAGAAAAATGTGATTATATCTATGTTAAAGCTTACACTGGCATGATTGCAATGTCAATTGTTCAACAGCGTATTGTAGAATATGACTTGAACTTTAGACCGATACATTTTCATCTTGTAAAGGACGGTGAAACAATAGATTATGGCAAAACAATCAATTAGTAAAAAGCGTAATCGCTCACAAGGGCTTAAAAAATCGCGAGCTGATTACACACCACTAGCGTTGGAACTTACATGGAATGCAAAAGAAGTCCGACAGGAATATTCACGTTTACGATCAATTTATCGTAAAAGATATGAAAGATTAATCGCAAGTAAATACTCAGATATTGGACTTGTAAAAGAACGTCCGATTAGTAGATATAAACCAATAAGGCAGATTGAAAGTAATTATGAATTATATCATTTATTAAGCGAACTGGCAACTATAGTATCCAGTGACTTAACAGTTTCAGGATTAAAGAAACGAGAGAAAGAAAAGATTGAACACATAAATGATGTGTTCGGTGTTGGTTTAAAAACTCATGAAGATTTACTTAATTTTAGTAAATTTATGGAACAAGTTCGTGATTTTGCGTCAGATCGTATTTATGATTCTGATTTTGCAGTAGAATTATATTCTGAGGGTGAAAACCTGAGTAATCAAAAATTGATTGAACTCTATCAGGAATTTTTGAAAACTGGATCACGAAATATTACAAAACTGAAATCCAGCATCAACAAGAAAGCTAAAGCAAAACGACAGAAAAGAAAAGCAACAAAGAGGAAAAGACGGAGGAATTAAGACATGGAAAATCTGTATACAGTTGATACATACGATTATACTAGAATACAGAATATACCATGTTTACATGATACCAGATCAAACAGAGGAACAAAAAAGAGAAAAGGATATAAAAATTGTATGTGTGCGTTCGATATTGAGACTACCAGAATAACAGAGATTGAGCAGTCAATCATGTATATCTGGCAGTTCTCGATACTTTTTCTCGATGATTTACACATTGATACAATCATAGGAAGAACTTGGACAGAATTTGAATTACATATGTCACAATTACAACAAGATGATAATGAAGCATATTATATGATTTTTGTGCATAACCTGTCATATGAATTTCAGTTCTTGCGAGGCATATACACTTTTTCACCGGATGAAGTTTTTGCAATTAAGTCAAGAAAAATATTGAAATGTGAAATGGATTCGAGATTTGAGTTTCGGTGTTCATATTTGCAAACCAATATGGGGCTTGAATCATTTACGAAAAAAATGAAAGTTAATCACACGAAGCTGTCGGGTGAAATTTTTGATTACTTAAAGAAGCGGTATCCATGGACACCACTCACAGAGTACGAACTACAATATTCAGTTAATGATACTGTTGGTTTGCTTGAAGCCATGTATAAACGAATGCTTCTTGCAAATGACAATCTATACACACTCCCACTGACATCCACAGGATATGTCAGACGTGAGACAAAAAAAGCTATGTTTGGATGGTCTAAAAAACATAAATATCTATTTCCAGATATTAGAGTTTTTGATTTGCTGGAAGAAGCTTTTCGTGGCGGTGATACGCATGCTAACAGGTATTATTCTGGAACTGTCATAAAAGCAGATGGAAAAAAGATTCTTGGAATAGGGAGTTATGATCGTTCTTCATCATATCCAGACGTGGTACTTAACGACGCATTTCCAATGTCAAAATTTGTGTTTATTGGAACATTGGAAGAATCCGATGTTGAAAAGAAAATTGATAGATGTAAAGCCCTGTTATTCCGGTGTCGTATTATTGGTATTGAGCAAATAGACAAATACTATGGTGCTCCATATCTCGGATATTCTAAATGCAGAAAAGTAACTGGTGAAATATTGGATAATGGTAGAATCCTATCTGCTGATTATCTAGAAACTACGATCACTGATATTGACTATGAAATTATGAAAGCAGAGTACAAGTGGGAAGACTTTCAGATCATTGAATGCTATGAAAGTCGATATGGACAGCTCCCTGAACAACTTAAAGATATATTTCGCAGATACTACATAGACAAAACCGAATTAAAAGGAATCACAGAACAGGAACTCTTTTATAATTTGCAGAAAGCATTATTAAATTCCGGCTATGGAATGATGGTGCAGTCACCCGTAAAACAGTCTTTAATATTCACGGAATCGGACGAGGATGTATTTAAAGTAGATGAAAATGTTCCACGTGAAACATTACTTACAGAATATAACCGAACTGCCTTTTTACCGTTCCAATGGGGTGTTTGGGTAACCGCATGGGCGAGATATCGGTTAAAAGAGGGCATCAATATAGTAGGCGATAGATATTTATATGATGATACGGATTCTGTAAAGTATGTTAAAGTGTTGGGTGATGATATAGACAATAAATTTGCAGAATATAATAAGAAGAGAATTGAAAATAGTACTAGAAATAATGCTTTTGCCACCGATCCAAAAGGGAATGTTCATTATATGGGTGTTTTTGAGTACGAAAAAACTTATACAGAATTTTCAACGCTTGGGGCAAAAAAGTATGTATATCGTGAAGAGGACGGAACACTACACACTACTATTGCTGGTGTTAATAAAAAGTACGCACCTGATGAGTTAGAAAAACATGGAGGAATCTCAGCGTTTAAAGTTGGGTTCACTTTTTCAAAAGCTGGTGGAACAGAATCCGTATATAATGACGTGCCGTATGGAGATTATACCATTGACGGACATACTATTTACATTGGTCAGAACATAGTGATTAAACCGTCAACCTATACGATCGGTATTACTGATGAATACAGAAGAATACTAGCAGACGCAAGAACACTAAAAGAATTTAAAGAAACACTTGACAGAATTTAATATTAATACTATAATATAATTACAACAGAGATAGTTATAAAAGGAGGTGAGAAAATGAAAATTACAAGAGAATTAACAGTTAACAAAATTAATGTTATTTGTTATGACGTTGATAATAAATGCGAGGTAACAAAAGAATTAACATTAATAGGAAATCTCACAGATGAACAGATTAACAAGGAAGTTAAAAAGAGAGATTTCGGTATTGTAATTGACTGGGAAAGAAATGAAGAAGAAACAAAAATTTACGGAATGGACGCAGAAGATTTCTTAAAGAATGCAACATTTACAAAATCAAAAAAGGAGAATTAAACCATGGCAAACAAAGAATTCAAAATTATCAAAAAATCAGGAGAGATCAACGCATATGATGAGTACGACTTACTGGAAAGTCCGGCAATTGTGTCATTAAAAAACATTGCACACAAGTCTATTATTTGTGTTGGTTTGTGGGTTGATTATCTTACTAAAGACAAAGACGGACATGAGATTGAATGTATCAGCATACAGGACACAAACACTGGTGAAGCATACAGTGGACAGTCTCAGACTTTCCGAGATAGCTTTTCAGATATTGTAAATAGGGTGAAAAGCATGAATCCAGTTCCAGAAAACTTCTTCATTGAAGTGTTGCACAACACAAGCAAGTCAGGACGTGAATTTATCAATTGTGCGCTTGTATCCCCAGACAGGGCACTTAAGAGACTTGGAATCGGTTTTGACGAACCAACTGAGGACGTTAAATAATGAAAAGTTTATATTTAGACAGTGGGTATTTATCAATACCCGCTGTTTTAGGTTACGGGCAAAAATTCAACTATATCTGGGGTGGACGTGGTACAGGAAAAACATACGGAGGATTAAAGTACTGCATTGAGCATAAAAAGATTTTTGTCTATATGAGATCACTACAAGCACAGGTTGATACAATCAAAATTCCTGAATTGTCACCGTTTAAAAAACTGAATAAAGATATGGGATGGTCAATTTATCCGAAAAGTATCGGTAAAAATGTTGCAGGATTTTACCATACAGAAACAGACGAAAATGGTAAACTTATATATAAAGGTGAAATCCTTGGTTATGCTATAGCATTAAATACTTTTGCTAACTTGCGAGGATTCGACGCGTCAGACGTAGAAATTGGAATTTATGATGAATTTATTCCAGAAAAGCGAGAGCGAAAAGTGGAAAATGCAGGATATGCATTCAAGAATGCATACGAAACCATGAACCGAAATCGTGAGTTAGAGGGGTACGAACCAATACAGTTCCTTATGTTCTCCAACTCAGAAAATTTATCCTGTAATATGTTTATCGAGAATGATTTAATGGAAAAAGTATCTAGTATGGATATATCAAAACAGTCCGTCTCTATCATGCGTGATCGTGGGATTGCTCTTTTCAATCTTTTCGATTCTCCAATATCCGAGAAGAAAAAAGAGACTGCATTGTACAAAATGTCGGGTGAAAATTCCACATTTAACAGAATGGCTCTCGGCAATGAATTTTATTCTGCTGATTATTCGGGGATTAGAACCATGAATATTAAAGAGCTGTTGCCATTATGTAGAATGGATGCAATCACAATTTACCAGCACAAGCGAAAAGACATGATTTATGTCACGCGCCACAATTCAGGAACACCACCGGTATACACAAATACGGACAAGGATGTAAAAGCTTTTCGCAGAGACTTTGTATATTTGTGGGATATGTACTTGTCTAATAAGATGCAATTTGAAGATATCACAAGCAAATCATTATTTGAAAATTATTTTAAAGATAAGTATTGACTAATTATTTTTAATATGTTATTGTTTCTGTAGTGGACAACTGAACGTTGCACATGTACAGCACGTTGGGAGCGTGGATCGTATCAGATCAGTGTGCACGAGTCCGTACAGCTCAAGATTTGTGTCAGTTAATCCACATGAGGTCGCAGGGTGTCACAGCTCTGTGACTTATTGCTATCAATAAAATATTTTATAATAAGGAGGAAATGCTATGGATGTTAACGCAATTTCAACACTGATTAGTAACATTGGAGTACCTTGCGCTTGTCTGATTGCAACTTTTTACTTATGGCTCAAAGAGACAGAAGCGCACAAGGAAGAAATGACAAAAATGACAGAAGCACTCAATAACAATACTGTTGCTTTAACAAAGTTGACAGACCACATAACCAGGAGTGATAAGGAATGAATATCGAATATAACAAGGATATTCGAGGAGTTTATATCGTGACAACTTCAAAATATCCTTTGATGGTGCGGGCAGAACCTAACACAGATGGTGAAGTGATTGCAGAGATTCCAAAAAATGGAAAATGCATCTGTCTTGGATGTTATTCTGGTGAATGGTACGCAGTCACATATGAACACAATGGAATCATTTCAACCGGATTTTCAAATAAAAATTATCTCAGGAGGGATTACAAGATATGACAATTGACCAGATTATTGCATTAACTAACGCAGGATTCACAAAAGATGATATCTTGGCAATGAGTGGACAGACTCAGCAGATGCCAGTACAGACTCAGCAGATGCCAGTACAGACTCAGCAGATGCCAGTAGAGACTCAGCAGATGCCAGTACAGACTCAGCAGATGCCGGTACAGAATCAGCAGATGCCAGTACAGAATCAGCAGATGCAGACACCACCATATCAGCAGATGATAAACGGATATTATTCTTACAGCGGATATCCACAGAATATTAACCAGAATTCACAGCAGAATGATGTTCTGGATGCGCTTAAAAATCTCACGCGATCAGTTCAGAATAACAATGTAAACATGATGCAAAATCAGATGCCTAAACAGGTTACCACCGAGGATGCTATCGCAAGTATTATCAATCCTCCAAACTATGAGGGATTGACAGATGGGAGGAATAAATAATGGCTAACACATTAACTTTTGACCAGATCAGCACAGTATTAAATGATATTGTAAAACAGGCAACAGGCATGGAAACCATGAAAGCAACAGACACAAGCTCATTTGTGGCTCAGGCTCAGACTGCTTTACTTGCCGGAAATGACAGGATCATGGATTCCATTTCTCAGGTTCTTGATAAAACAATCTTTTCAGTACGTCCTTACTCTGCAAAATTTAGGGGGCTGAGACGAACAACTCAGCAGTGGGGAAACCATGTGCGAAAACTTGGAATGGTCGAAGATGATTGGGAAGACGATCAGAGACAACCGTTAACCGATGATACTGCCATTGATATGTATAAGATCAAAAAAGGCAAAGTACTACAGACAAACTTTTATGGCGGTCAGGTGTTCCAGAGACACAGAACCTATTTCCGCGATCAGCTCGATCAGGCTTTTCGTAATCCTGATGAGTTCGGTCAGTTTGTTTCTATGTACACTCAGAATACAATGGACATGATTGAACAGGCACACGAAAGCATGGCACGCGCATGCGTGGCAAACTTTATCGGTGCAAAAAACATCTGGCAGACAGAAGTCGGTAAAAGCACCGATGGATACACTGGCGAACATGTGGTAAAACTTTTGACTATGTACAATGCGGAGAACGGTTCAAAGCTCACGGCAGATGATGTACGAAAAGCCGAAAATTTCCCTAGTTTTTATCGTTGGGCTTGCGCGAAGATTATGACATACATGGATTTCTTCACTGAGCGTTCTACCCGTTTCCATGCGAACATCACCGGAAAAGAGATTGCACGTCATACACCTTTACGTATGCAGAATATCATGATGTTTAGTCCTGATTTACATACTGCGGATACTACCGTATTAAGTAATACATTTCATGACCAGTATCTAAAGATTGCTACCAATGAAAAAGTTAACTTCTGGCAGACATTGGAAACTCCAATGGGGATTAATGTCACACCAAGCGTAATCACACCAACTGGAACAGTTGAAAAGGGTGAAGCACAGGTTATCAGCAATATATTTGCAGTCCTTTTTGATGAGGAAGCAATGGGACTTACTACCATTAACCAGTGGAGTAGCACCACACCATTTAACAGTGCTGGTGGATACTGGAACACCTACTATCATTTCACCGATCGTTACTGGAATGATATGACAGAGAATGCTCTTGTGTTCGTTATTGAATAGGAGGTATTATAATGGCGGTTACTGTAAACTTTAAGACAGCAAGCAAAAAAGTCAATTCGACAGCAGTTGTTGGCGGTACAGTTACCGCCATTAACTGTAATATAAACGAACCTTGTACCATTGAGAATCCACAGATCATTTTAAGAAATGGAGGGAATGTTCCTGGTTGGAACTATTGCACCATTCCAAATTTTGGGGGGCGATCCTATTGGATAGAGGACTGGCAATATATTAATAATACATGGGTTGCTCAGTGTTCTGTTGATGTATTGGCATCATACCGTGATACGATTGCAAGTACCAGCTTGTATTTCCTGAGATCGTCCACTTCTTATGACGGGGATATCATGGATACACTCTATCCTACATTATCAACACCAGATATGACACATACAGTTGTTACTGATGGTGCTTTTCCGGCAAGTGAATACGGGCTTTCACAAGGTTCATTTGTATGTGGTATTGTTGGCGAAGATGGATTGACTAACTTTTACGGATTCACACCCACAAAATTTGCTTCTTTCTGCAATAAAATCTTTTCGACAATTGACTGGGCAAATATCTCAGGTCAGCAGATCACAGAAAGCTTACTAAAATGTCTTTTCAATCCATTCCAGTATTTGACAAGTGTGATGTGGTTTCCATTTAATGCTGATGCTGGAAGTAAAAAAGTAACGGCAGTCAAGTTCGGTTTTTGGGAAGTGACAGTGGATGCATACAAACTGGGTAATCTGCCATTTTACAGGAAAACTTTCACTATGCCAGTAAAACAACACCCACAGGTAACGCGAGGAACTTTTTTAAATTCATCACCTTATAGGCGCATCAGAATAATCATTAATCCGTGGGGTTCGTTTGAAATAGATGGTGGAAAAGTTGGTGCTTCTTCTTCCGTAACAGTTAATAAAATTGTTGATTGTATGAGCGGAATAGGCTATATAACTGTAAATTCTGGTGATATATCACTATACTCAGCGTATTCACAAGTGGGAGTTAATATTCAAGTTAGTGATTTGAGAACCAATGTAATTCAATCCGGTGGTGATATTCTGGGAAGTATTGCATCATTTTTTACAGGAAATTTTATCGGCTCTGCGGTTGGAATTGCAAATGCTGTTGAGAGTGCGATTCCCGATGTTAATACAAAGGGAGCAAATAGTTCACTGATTAGCATTGCAAGCGCACCAGTTATCAACGAAATTTTCTATAAATTGGTTGATGAGGACAGATCAGACAACGGAAGACCATATATGAAAAATGGCACTATGTCAAAACTCGGTGCTGGATACTATGTTGTTGAGAATGGTAATATCGTTGTGTCAGGCGCAACCAGAACTGAAAAAGAACAGATCAGACAATACTTGGAAGGTGGTGTATACTATGCGTAGTTTTCCAGCAAGTAACATTTCATTGTTTCTAGCATTAATGACAAGTGCGAACGCTGGACAGAACCCGTGGGGGGGTGGCAGTTCTGGTGGACTTGGTGGATTAATGTCTCAGGCTATGAGTTGGTGGATCGAAAAGTGTAATGCTCCAAACGTTGGGTACGATCAGAATTATAGGAATGAACAGACTATTAATGGAATCACGTATTATGACTGTTCATCATTTGTATGGTATGGTTTAGGCCATGCCGGTTTTGAAATAAATTTAAGTGCATGGCCTTTCACTACTTACACAATGGGTGGAACATTAAAACAACTTGGATTCAAAGAAATTATTATTAACGACTTTTCAACTTTTGAATTCCAGACTGGGGATATTTTGGTGGTAAACTCAAGTCAGCATCAGCACACTGAGATTGTACATGATACTGATAATGGAGGTCACACAATGGGAGCGCATGGAAAAATAGGCAGACCTCTTGCCGATCAGGTAAGTATTAACACATATCCGATTCAAAGTGGAATAGTATATACTCACTGCTACAGATTTCCATTTTCCGGTGGTAACTGGATTGCCGGTGGTTCTAGTGAATATTTTGGAGATCCGACTGCGGAACTCTGCGGTAATAATCCAAAAGCTATCAACAATGCGAATACAATAAAAGCTTACTTTTTGGCACAAGGCTGGTCAGTCAATGCAATAGCTGGACTTTGTGGAAACATCCAACAAGAATCTACATTCAACCCAAACCTGATAGAAGTTGGTGGAACAGGTCACGGATTAGTACAATGGACACCACCGACTGACCTGTATCACGTTCTTGACGTTCTATATGGTTCTCACGATGATTGGTATGACGGACAAAAACAGTTGAGTGTTATTTTTTCAGAATTCCAGCAAAGTAGCGGAATTAAAAACTGGGGCATTGAGCCACAATGGTATAGTACGAGTACTTACCCATTGAGTTGGAGACAATGGAGTGTAAGCACTCAGGATGCTGGTTATCTGGCACTAGCATTCCAAGCCAATTATGAAAGACCAGCTAGTTTACATCAGGAGCGTGCTGGTTATGCTAGAGCGTGGTATAAATATTTTACGACAGGAGAGTGATGTATAATGTATGGATGCGATTATGTTGGGGTAGGAGCCCCTGTAATGTATAACTATATTAATCAATACAATAGTTCTATCAGTCCGAGTACAAACCATTGCAAGAACACTGGTTTGTTCTGGTACTTTCAGAGATACCTTTTACAGAAAGCAATTTCTGTGATGAAATGGGACGTACCGGATAATTGGGACAAGGATTATTTTTTGTATTGCCTATATTGCTGGGGGACGGTTGCGATCATTAACACTGACAAATTCGGTGTGATTCCACAGGGATGTACGCTTAAAGGATACAATGTTTTCTACCGTCCAGCACAAGCAGTAATTAGTAATCCTCTGCTTAAAGGTGTGCTTGAACCCGTAATCGGTGAACAGTGTGTGCTTTTCAAATGTACATCTGACTATGGTGGTATCATGGACTTAGTTGGACGGTATGCAGATGAAATGGCAATTGCTATGGAATCGCTCGATATGAATGTCATGAATTCAAAACTTGCATATGTGTTCAGGGCAAGGAACAAAGCTGGTGCGGAAGCACTTAAAAAAGTAATGGATCAGGTCATGCGTGGTGAACTTGCCGTTTTCTACGATGAAAAGTTACGGATTCAGAGGGGAGATACTACAGAAGAACCGTGGGATTATTTCGTAAACAACTTGCGGCAAAACTACATTGCTGGTGATGTTCTGGACACACTCAGGAGACTGGAAGAACTTTTTTGCACTGAGGTTGGAATCCCAAGTGCAAGAAGTGACAAGAAAGAAAGAATGATTATCAGTGAAGCAGAAAGCAATGATGTAGAAACAAGTACAAGAATGGAAATGTGGCTCGATGGTTGGAAGAAAAGCTGTAAAGATGTTAAGAAAATGTTTAATGTTGATGTGAGTGTTAACTGGAGGCATGATCCGAATTCAAAGAATAAGGGGGGTGAGAAGAATGGCACTAATGACAGTGGAGGGGCTGTATAATTATAAGGATACTCTTTTCAATGAGTTTAATGTTCCTGATGGGATGGATAAACAGATTGCAATTGATACTATATGCATGAGGTCAAGGGAAATGGAAGTGCTTTATCCGAATCTTGAGTTTTTTGCTATGCGGATTGGAATGTGGAGTAGGAAGCATCAGTATAACTGGAAAAAGTTATATGATACTACTTTGTTAGAATATAATCCTATCGAGAACTATGATCGTATGGAGGACTGGACAGATACTGACGCAGAGACAGGAACGAATTCCAGAAACAATGATATAAAAAACACTGTAAGTAATGAGACAACAAACTCTGGAACAGTGACAGAACAGAATACAGCTTTCAATGCTGGACTTGCTGACCATGCGAAAGAGATTAGTGATGGTGATACGATCACTAATGGTTCTGGAAGTACCACGGAGAATGAAAGTGGTACAAGCAAGCGAGACTTGACGCATAAAAGAACAGGAAGAGCGCATGGAAATATTGGTGTTACTACTTCTCAGCAGATGATACAAAGTGAAAGAGAAGTTGCGATGTTTAATATTTATGATATCATTGCAGAAAGTTTTGTTGAAAATTTTTGTTTGATGGTGTATTAATAGGAGGGGTTAAGATATGAGTATGGAGTTGGGGCCTTATACAAATTTTCACGAATTAAATCAGGACTGGTTCTTGAGTGAATTTAACAAGGTATTAAAAGAATGGGCTGATATGCAGAAAAGATTTACCAACTTGAATCAGGCATTTAATGATTTACATGATTATGTACACGATTATTTTAAAAATCTTAATGT